ATCAAAGCAATCAACACTAAAACTCAGTGTTGAAGCTAACAATGCAGTCACACCAGAACTAACAGTTCCTGCACTCCAGGACGTCACTGTTAATGCAGCCAATGACGTGTTTACATGGACACAGTTAGATCAAGGTAGTAAATTGCAAATTGCAACTACTGCTACTAACAGTCTTTCAATGAACATCGTACTTGACCAAACTGTATTCTTTGGCGACAGCGGAGCAACTGCAGGCGAAGCAGACTTCAAGGGAATCTTTGGCTTATCAACAGCTAAAGACTTGCTTGACTTTGAACTTTACCTTGGCGACACGTCTGACGGTCAAGAAGGTAAAACAATTACAGGCAAGGGTTATGTCACAGGACTTGCTCCAACTGTAAGTGCAGACAGCCCAGTATGGGTATCACCAATTACTATCACAGTAGACGGCGATTACACAGTAGCATAATCACAAGTAGAGCGTGAGGGCACAAGGATGAGGGGGTTTACGCCCCCTTATTTCTTATGTGGCTAAATACAATGTAGGATTAATAGATGAAAGATTTAATAGAAAATAAAACAGATCAAGAACTTTTGCAAAGTATAATTGCAGAAACAGCCAAAGCAAACAATGAAATTGCTTGTGCTCGTAGAGATATTACCAAGGCAACTTCAAGATTAAACTTCTTGGTTGTACTTGCTAACAAAATGATTGAAAGAACAGGAGATTAAAAGATGAATCTAGAACAATTACTAAGCGAACCACAGCTAGTAGAAATTAAACTTACCAAACCAGAAATTGTAGAAAAACACGGCGAAGTTGTGTTTTACCTCTATGACAGACAAGATATGGAAACATATATGCAGTTGTCAAAGCTAAGTGGTGACGGCGGACTGTCAGAAATTGAAAAGGTTACTAAAAGTTTGGTTAGAAACAAAAAGGGCGATTTGTTATTATCAGGTAACAAGCAACTGCCACCAGATATTATGATGGCTGTTATTGAAGAGAGTATAAAACAATTGGGAAACATGATAGCCCAGACTTCAGAAAGCCAAGTGGAGAAGTAAACGCTTGGTTAACCCTTGATTTGGTAGCAAAAAGATATGCAACGCTACCAAGTCAAGTGCTGAAGATGGGCAATTCAATTGATGTAAAATGTGCGTTAATGTCGTTGCAACACGAAAACTACTTGAATAAAAAAGTATCTGATGATGGTAAAGGAATAAAAGAAACAGATCATAGTATAGATGAATTACAAGCTATGATGGACAATGTAAGGGCAAGCAATGGCTAAATTTAAACTAATAAAAAACAAAATAAAGCCTAGTCTAGGCAAAATAACTGTAAAATTAAATCTAATGCCCAGCGAAGCATATGAATATTGGAAAAGTATTACACCTATTAGATCTGGCAATGCACGCCGCAGAACTAGATTACAAGGTAGTAAAATCAAAGCTAATTACAATTATGCAGTGCCCCTTGATGATGGACACAGTAGACAAGCTCCACAAGGTATGAGTAAGCCGACTGAAAAATTTATTGAAAAGCTTGCAAAAAAAGCGATAAGGAAATAAAATGGCTGATTTAAGATATACAGTAGATGTAGACACAAAGGGCGCAACACGAGCGCTTAACGGACTCAAATCTGCCCTAGTTGCAATTGGTGCTGCTCTTGTAACCAAAGAAATTATTGGCATTACTGCAAAGTTTGAAGACCTAAGAACCAGTTTAAACACTGTTACAAAAAGTGTAGAAGCAGGCGGACAGGCATTTAACTTTATCAGCAAATTTGCAACACAAACACAATTTGGTATTGAAGAATTATCTAAGAGTTTTATTCAATTAAAAGCTGCTGGCATTGAGCCAACTGAAAAACTATTAAAAACATTTGCTGATACTGCGGCTGTTACTACAGATCAAATTGGCTCACTAGAAGCAATTACTGCACTGTTGTCAAGAACTACAGGAGGTGGCTTAGGTCTTGAAGAACTAGAACGCCTTGCAGACAGAGGCATTCCTGTTTACAGAATACTTCAAAGAGAAATTGGACTTACTAGAGATGGCATAAGTGAGTTTGGCAAGACTGCTGAAGGCGCAAGAATAATTGTTGACAACTTACTGGCTGGATTAGATAAAGAATTTGGTGGCGCTACAGAAGCCAGACTAAACAATCTATCAACAATTATCAGCAACTTTAAAATATCAGTTGCTAATCTAGCAAACGAGTTTGGTAGTGGACTTTCTCCTGCCATAAAAGAAATTACAATAGGAATGACAACCTTTATTGAACAAAATAAAGGACTTGCAAGAATTATTGGTGAAGGCATTGGGCGTGCCTTGCTATTTGTTAAAGATGCAGTTGCAGGACTATTAGAACAATTTGGATTGTTAAAAGCAGGCGGATTAGAAGAATTTGCAGCAACAATTACAGATAGTCTTGCAAACTTCTTAGAATCGTTTAGCGTGGGCATTGATTCTATTGTTAACACACTGCTTGGAGCAATGCAAGGATTACAACGAGTAATCAGTGCTATTGCTAAACTACCTGGAGCAGGGTTTGACGCTATATGGATGGAAGCTGGTAAATCTAGAGATGAATATATTGAAAAAACTAGATCAGCATTGTCAGAAGCACAAGCAGAGTTAGACACTTACAGTCTGTCTGACAGATTCTTTAATGCAAAAGAAGTTATACCAAAAATAAGACTGCTAGAAGGTCAAATAGATGCATTAACAAGATTGCTAGGTCAGCTTGAAGATGAAAATACTATAATATTTGAAAAAATGTCAGAAGACTTTACTGAAGCTGCTGATGCCACTGCACCTTTTATTGAAGGATTAAGAGACACTGCTGATGAATTAAGAGAACAAGCAAAAGCTGTTGCAGAAACTACAACTTATGTCAATGACTATGATGATGCAATCCTAAGAGTAGCAAGAGCCCAAGAAGCCGCAAATGAAAAACTAGCTGAAGCAAGACGCTTGCAAGATGCATTGAATGTTAGTGTGTCAGCATATAATACTTCAGCTGATGAACGTATTGCCAAAGCAGCAGAACAAGCAGACCTAAGTGCATTTGAAGGCATAAAACGAACACTTGAAGAAATACGTATTGAAGAAGAGCGTTTGGCAACAGCAGCCAAAGACCGTATCCAAGAACAATTTGCAAATTCTGATCCAGAAATACTAGCACAACAATTAGCTGCAATTGACGCTGTTACACAACGTACTATACAAGCACGTCAAGAAGCTGCAAGACAGATTGATGCTAATGTTACTGCGTTTCGTAAAGCAGAAGAACAAAAAGCAGAAGCAGCTAGAGCAGCAGAAGAAGCTGCACGAAATGCACAAAAATCATTTGCAGAAGGCTGGAAAACTGCGTTTGATGAATATGCTAAAAATGCCACAGACGCAGGAAAACAAGCAGAAAGACTGTTTAACAAAACAACTAGTAGCATGGAAGATAGCATTGTAAACTTTGCCAAGACAGGCAAGTTTGAATTTAAGGATCTAATAAACACAATACTTGAAGAACTATTACGCAGTCAAATACAGCGTTTAATTGCACAAACATTTGGTGCATTTGGTGGAGGCAGCAGCGGAGGCGGATTTAATCCGTTTGCAGGATTCTTTGCTAATGGTGGACTAATACCAAGTGGCAAGTTTGGAGTTGTAGGTGAGAATGGTCCTGAGCTTGTAAGTGGACCAGCTAACATTACACCAATGGATGGCCTAGGTGGCGGTGGTTCACAGGTTATCTATAACATTAACGCAGTAGATGCACCAAGCTTCAAAGCAATGATTGCTAGAGATCCTGGCTTCATACACGCAGTAGCACAACAAGGTGCAAGAAAAGTACCGGTAAGGAGATAAACAGATGAGCTTTCAATGGATAGTAGACAACGCTGAAACACTAAGTATCAACAGACTTGATACAGTAGGAAGCACACAAGCAAGAGACGGTACTGTAAAAGCAGTCAATCGCGGAACACCTAAAAAAACATTTACAGTTAAACTACCTGATGGTCCACGCTGGAGTCAGATTAGAAATAACATTCTAGCAGCTGAAGCATTGGATCGTCACACAACTGACAGCATATCAATATTGTATACTAAGTTTCCTTGGTACTATGGCGATGTAGATCCAGGCGGCGCACAAGAAAGTTATACTGTTATTTGTGTTCAATTCCCTCAATGGACTATATTTGCAAGGGACCAAGTAAGTTGGGACGGCGCTTTTGTGTTTGTGGAGGTGTAAATGCCTAAT